CAATTTAAACGCATAGACACTTATGGCAATAAAGAAAAAAGAATTTTCTCTTGATGCAATCAAAAACAAATATTCTACAAAAACTAAGTACAAGGATACGGAGTTCTATGAAGTCGACGAAGCTTTTCATAGTGCTTGTGGTTTACCTGGTCCTGCTTTGGGTAACATCAATATGTTCCTCGGCCATTCAAACTCTTCTAAAACCACAGCTTTGGTTAAAGCCGCTGTTTCGGCTCAGAAGAAGGGGCATTTACCCGTTTTCATTATTACTGAAAAGAAATGGTCGTGGGAACACGCCGTGGAGTTAGGACTCCAAGCTGAAATGACAAACGGTGAATGGGATGGTAATTTCATCTTTAATGATAATTTTGATTACATTGAACAAGTAACTGATTACATCAATGAGTTATTAGATGAACAAGAAAAAGGAAACATCCCATACTCACTTTGTATATTGTGGGATTCAGTTGGTTCTATTCCTTGTAAGATGACATTTGATGGTAAAGGTGGTAAACAACATAACGCATCTACTTTGGCAGATAAAATTGGTATGGGTATTCATGCTCGTATTACTAAATCTAAAAAAGAAGATTACCCATATTATAATACTATGGTTGTTGTTAATCAGCCTTGGGTTGAATTACCTGACAATCCATTTGGACAACCACAAATTAAAGCAAAAGGTGGTGAAGCCCTTTGGTTAGCATCCGCTCTTGTATTCTTGTTCGGAAATCAAAAAAATGCTGGTATTAATCACATTACTGCAACTAAAAATGGTAGGACGGTATCTTACGCTATCCGAACTAAAATATCGGTTTTAAAGAACCATATTAACGGATTGGGATATAAAGATGGTAAGATTATTGCAACACCACAAGGATATATTTCAGATACTAAAGAAGCTTTAGAAGAATACAAAAAACAATATTCACAATATTGGAACGCCATTCTTTCAGGTACTGGTGAAATAGTCCTTGATGAATCTGAAGAATCATTTGAAAACGAAAACGAACCATTTTAATTAATTCTTTGTGAAAAGAACTCTCCTTGTTGACGGGAATAATTTGATGAAGATTGGATTTCATGGGGTGAAAGATTACTTTCACAACGGGGAGCATATCGGAGCAATTTATCACTTCATTAATACTTTACGAAAGTTTATTGATGAACAAAATTTTGATAAGGTAGTTGTATTTTGGGATGGTGAAGACTCCACAAGTATTCGTGGAGTTCTTTACCCCAAATACAAACAAAACCGAAAATTAGTTATGGAGGACGCAATCTTCATGTCCTACCTAAGGCAAAAAAATCGTATTAAACAATATCTTGAAGAAATCTATGTAAGACAGATTGAAATCTCAGGAAGAGAAGCTGATGATTTGATTGCTTACTATTGTCAGGTTTCTGAAAATGAAGATAAATTAATTTTTTCTTCAGATAGAGATTTAACACAACTGATTTCTGAAAAAGTATCTGTATATTCGCCATCATTAAAAAGTACTTTTAAAAATGGTGACACTATTAAATTTGATGACTTTTCATTTCCTCACTATAATGTTAAGACATTAAAAATTATGACTGGTGACAAAAGTGATAATATTGAAGGGATTTACCTTTTGGGTGAAAAAACATTAGTTAAATTTTTTCCTGAGATACTTGAAAAACCCGTATCTTACACCGATATTTTAACAAGGGCTGAAGAACTTTTGAAAGAACAAAAGGATAATCAGACACTGAAGAATTTACTAACAGGAAAAACAAAGTCAGGTATTTTTGAAAACGAATTTTATGTAGTTAATGAACAGATTGTGGATTTATCTAATCCATTATTGAAAGACGAAGACAAAGAAGAAATTAGTCAAATTGTCAATGAAACATTAGAAACCGAAGGTAGAAGTTATAAGAATGTAATCCGATATATGGTTGATGATGGACTATTCAAGTACCTACCAAAAGGTGATGATTCATGGACATATTTTTTAAAACCATTTATGAAATTAACAAGAAAAGAAAAAACAAAAAGTAAAAACTAAAAATTATGAAAGAACAACAAGACATTACGAAACTTGAGTTTCTGATGACGGTGAACAACAATTTTATTGTTCAAAGATTTTTTAATGTGAAAGGATTTAATCCAAGGGCTCATAAATCTGTTGAGTTATTAGATTTAATTGATTCATTTGTAAACCAAATGAACTACGACTTTAAAATGAAAAGTGTGGTTTATATGTTGGATAATCAGTACCAAATCATGGAAGACCCTGAAGTATTAAATACTTCATTCACTGATGGACCTGAATACTTTAACATCTACATTAAAAACGGAGATAACATAGTATTCCATCAAGTTTTTGATGCAAAACCATACCCGCCAAAAATTAGATATACTGTTGATATCAGACCGTATTTGAAAAATATTTTGTCTTCTTTGACTGAAACTTTTTCGTCAAAAAATTTAACTTACAATTTGATGGGTTACTCCCTTGTTTAAAGATATTTAATTAAAAAGGAAATATGGCGGACAAAAATTTTGAATACTTGGGTAACGAATTTCAGTTACAATTATTAAATCAGCTTATCGTTGACAAAGATTTTGCCCATTCCATCATCGGTGTTTTAGAACCATCCTATTTTGAAAACAAATACTTTAAACTTATCGTTCAAATGATTAAGGAATACTATCAAAAGTTTGAGCATTCGCCAAGTTTTGATACCTTAACCCAAGTTGCAAAAAGTGAAATTGCTCAAGAGTTATTGTTAAAGATAACTCTTGACACAATTTCTGACATCAAGAATATTGATGATAGTGGATGTCTATTCGTTCAGGAAAAGGCTTTAAAGTTCTGTAAACAACAAGAGTTACAGAAAGTGATGGACAAGGCAAAAAAGATTATTGACCACGGAGAATTTGAAAACTATGACACTTTGGAAGAAATGGTTCGTGAAGCATTACAAGTTGGTAATGTTGATAGAGGAACTGGTGAAGTGTTTGAAGATTTAGATGACGTACTTGCAGAGGATTACAGACACCCAATACCTATGGGGATACCTGGTATTGACAACTTACTTAAAGGTGGACTGGCGAAAGGGGAAATCGGTGTGATACTCGCACCAACAGGTGTTGGTAAATCAACCCTAACAACTAAGATTGCTAACCACGCATTTAATCTTGGGTTTAATGTATTACAGATATTTTTTGAAGACAACAAAAAGGTTATCCAAAGAAAACATTTTACATGTTGGACAGGAATTGCACCTGATGATTTAAGTAATCACAAAGATGTAGTATTTAAAAAGATTGAAGAAATTAAAACTACTATGCCAAACAAGTTGATACTTAAAAAGTTACCATCAGACACAATGACTATGGGTCAGATTAAAAATCAAATTCGTAAGATGGTTGCAGATGGGACAAAGATTGATGTATTGATTTTGGATTATATTGATTGTGTAACACCTGAAAAGGCGTTGGAAGATGAATGGAAATCTGAAGGTTCTGTGATGAGGGCTTTTGAAGCAATGTGTCATGAATTGGATATTGCAGGATGGACGGCAACACAAGGTAACAGAAGTTCTATTTCATCCGATGTTGTAACTACTGACCAAATGGGTGGTTCTATTAAGAAAGCACAAGTAGGGCACGTAATTATAACGGTTGCGAAATCACTACAACAAAAAGAATTAAATTTGGCGACAATTGCAATTACAAAATCACGTATTGGTAAAGATGGGGTAGTATTTGAAAACTGTAAGTTCAACAACGAAATGTTAGAAATTGATACTGAAAGTACCACAACATTCTTAGGTCTTGAAGAACAAAAAGAAGAAAGAAATAAGAATAGAATTAAAGAAATTATGGAAAAAAGAAAACAACAACAAGTATAATTATTAAAACACAACAAGATTAAATTATGGAAAAAATATTAGTAGAAAACCCAAACCGATTTGTAATATTCCCAATTCAATATAATGATATATGGGAATTTTATAAAATGCACCAAGCTGCGTTTTGGACGGCTGAAGAGATTGATTTGAGTGGTGATATTAGAGATTGGGAAAATTTATCAGAAAACGAACAATATTTTGTTAAAAATATTCTTTCATTTTTTGCAGCTTCCGATGGTATTGTAAATGAAAATTTGGCAGAAAATTTCTACCGTGAAGTACAATACCCTGAAGCTAAATTTTTCTACGGGATGCAACTTGCTATGGAGAACATTCATAGTTTGATGTATTCGTTATTGATTGACACTTATGTTTCAAATGAAGAAGAAAAGCAAAAGTGTTTCACAGCATTGGATAATCTACCAGCAGTCCAAAAGAAAGCTAAATGGGCTTTGGATTGGATTGAAAATGCGTCTTTCCAAGAAAGATTGGTGGCCTTTGCGGCGGTTGAAGGTATTTTCTTCTCAGGCTCATTTTGTTCAATCTTTTGGTTAAAGTCACGTGGTATTATGCAAGGTTTGTGTAATGCCAATTCTTTAATTTTTAAAGATGAAAACTTGCATTGTGACTTTGCAATTCACTTATTAAATAACCACGTTGAAGATAAACCAAGTGAAAAAAGAATTAAAGAAATTCTATTGTCAGCACTTGAAATTGAAAAAGAATTTATCACAGAATCATTACCGGTATCTCTTATTGGAATGAATCAAAATTTGATGAAACAATATTTGGAATTTGTGGTAGATGGCCTACTTGTTAAAATGGGATGTAAAAAACAATTTAATGTTGAACAACCATTTAAATTTATGGAGCAAATTGCCGTTGAAACAAAAGGTAATTTCTTTGAATCTAGAACAGTTGAATATCAAAAAGCAAAGTTAAATGAGACCCTCTCCTTTACTGATGACTTTTAATTTACTATCTTTATAAACTATGATGTCATTAAGAATTAAAAAACGTGGTGGGGAGGATGCGTCCTTTAATCCACAAAAAATTTACCAAAGAATTAAAAGAGCCTCAAAAGGGTTGAATGTTAATTCCGATGAAATCTTTATTAAAGTAATCACTTCAGTCCCAACTGAAGGGGTTATTACTACCAAAGATTTGGATAAGTTAATCTATGAAATTGCTGCGGCTTTTACAGGTAGTCACCATGATTACTCTCGTTTGGCATCATCAGTTGCGATTTCATCATACCACAAAGAAACTGACCCAAGTTTCTCAAACGTTATGCATACTTTACATGTTGATGGTATTGTAAGTAACGAATTAATGGAAATTGTTGAATCATACGGACCCAGTAATATTGACGAAGTAATTAATCACGATAATGATTATAACTTTGACTATTTTGCTTGGAGGTCACTTTCTGAAATGTATTTGTTGAAATTACCAAGTGGTAAAGTTGTTGAAAGACCTCAACATATGTATATGAGAGTTGCTCTTTGGGTTACTAATACATTTGAAGAAGCGGTTGAATACTATCGGGCATTGTCAAGTCAGAGAATATCTCCAGCGACCCCAATTATGATTAATGCGGGAACAAAGGTTCCACAATTGGCATCTTGTGTTCTTCATTACAACGATTCAGATTCTCGTGAAGGTTTGTTGAATACTATGAGAGACATCTCAACCTATTCATCAGATGCTGCGGGTATCGGATTATCAATGTCTAACATTCGTAGTAAGGAGAGTCGTATTACATCTTCAGGTGGATACGCTGGAGGGTTGTTGAAGTATTTGAAGATTGTTAACGAGTCACTTCGTTTCTTTAACCAACAAGGACGTAGACCAGGTTCTGCGGCAATTTACTTGGAACCTTGGCATAAAGATATCTTTGATTTATTGGATATTAAAAAGAACACAGGTGCTGAGGAATTAAGAGCTCGTGATTTATTCACCGCACTTTGGATTCCTGACAACTTTATGAATGCTGTTAAGAATAACGACGATTGGTATTTGTTCTGTCCTAATGATATCGTTAAAGCGGGTATCAAACCATTACAAGAGTCTTTTGGTGATGAGTATGAAACTAACTATAATAAGGCGGTTGAGTTAGGTCTCGGTAAGAAAGTTAAGGCTCAAGAAATTTGGAACAAGATTATTGAATCTCAAATTGAAACGGGTGTACCATATCTTTGTTCTAAAGACAATGCTAACAAAAAGACAAATCATCAGAACATTGGTGTAATCAAACAATCAAATCTTTGTAACGAGATTTACCAATATACAGATGAGAAAACAACAGCTATCTGTACTCTTTCATCTATGGTATTGAAGAACTATGTGAAAGATGGTGAGTTTGATTTTAAAGGTTTGTATGAAGAAACTCGTAAAGTTGTAAGAGCATTAAACAAAGTTGTTAATATCAACAACTACTCAACTGAAAAAGGTCGTAAGGGTGGATTGGAACAAAGAGCAATTGCAATTGGAACACAAGGGCTTGCAGATGTATTCTATTTGATGGATTATATCTTCACATCTGATGAAGCTCGTAAGTTGAATAAAGAAATATTTGAAACAATTTATTTTGCAGCAATTACTGAAAGTTGTAGTTTATGTAAGTCAGAAGAATATAAACCATATGATTTCTTTAATGGTTCACCGATGTCAGAAGGAATATTCCAATTTGATATGTGGGGACTTAATGAAGGTGATTTGTCAGGAAGATGGGATTGGAACTCATTAAAAGAAGAAGTTAAAGATTATGGTGTTTGTAACTCATTATTCACGGCTCAAATGCCTGTAGCATCTTCGGCGAAGATTACAGGTTCATACGAAATGACTGAACCAGCTCACTCGGCAATCTTTAACAGACGTGTAGTTGGTGGCGAAATTATGATTGTTAACAAGTACTTAATTAACGACTTTGAAAAGATTGGAATTTGGTGTGAGGACTTAAAGAATGAAATCATAATGTGCGAAGGTTCAATTCAAAACATTAACTTCAACAACTATCTTGACCAAGAAGATAAGAAATACAATTCAAAAGTTAAAAGAATTGAACACTTGATTAACAAGTATAAAACAATTTGGGAAATCTCACAAAAGTCATTGATTGAAATGGCGGCCGACAGAGCACCATTTATTGACCAATCACAATCAATGAACATCTATATGGGTAACCCAACATTGTCAAAGATTTCATCATCACATTTTTATGGATGGGAAAAGGGATTGAAAACACTTTGCTATTATGTTAGAACAAAGGCAATCTCAACAGGGGCAAAACATTTAGCCGTTGACATATCAAAAATCAACAAACCAAATCCGACACCTGAACCACCAAAGGTAGATTATAGTTATATGAATTTACCTCCAAAACCTGAAAATAGTGATTTTGATTGTTTTGGATGTTCATCTTAAAATTATCCCGACTTGTGTCGGGATTTTTATTTCATAATGATTTACTGAAAAAAACACGACATTATATTTATTGAATATGGCAAACGGTATTACATACGGTATAAATTTTCCTTTTAAAGATTCCTTAACTGGAACTTATTTAGATTTGTCTACCGAGCCAAATCAAGAAATAAAAAGTAATTTAATACATCTACTATTAACAAGAAAAGGGTCAAGATATTTTTTACCTGATTTTGGAACTAGATTGTATGAATATATTTTTGAGCCATTAGACGGACCAACATTTAATGATATTGAAAGTGAAATTAGAGATTCAGTTGAAAAGTATATTCCTAATTTACAAATAACTAATATTATTGTTGATTCACTTGAAAACTTGGGGGAAACTGATTCTGCCGATTTAAACACTGACCCTAATTTGGATAGTAGAATATATCGTATACCCGGATTAGGAACTAAGGAATATACCGCTAAAGTTAGGGTTGAATACACAGTAACAAGTGATGTATTTAATTCTAAAGATTTTGTAATAATTAATATATAAAATGCCAAACAAACAATTATCATATTCTGTAAGAGATTTTCAGTCAGTAAGAACTGAATTAGTAAATTTTGTAAAATCATACTATCCTGATTTAATTCAGAATACAAACGACGCTTCTATTTTTTCAGTGTTTTTAGATTTAAATGCTGCGGTTACGGATAATCTAAATAATCAAATTGATAGAACATTACAGGAAACGGTATTACAGTTTGCCCAACAAAAGTCATCGGTTTATAATATTGCTAGAACATATGGTTTAAGAGTTCCGGGACAAAGACCATCAGTTGCGTTAGTTGATTTTTCAATCATAGTACCGGCAGATGGGGATGCTGAAAATTTAGATTATTGTGGTGTTTTAAGAAGGGGTTCACAAATTACAGGTGCTGGTCAAGTTTTTGAAAATTTATATGACATTGATTTTGCATCACCATACAATAATGAAGGATTTCCAAACAGATTAAAAATACCAAATTTTGATGCGAATAACCAATTAATTAATTATACAATTGTAAAAAGGGAACCTGTTGTTAACGGAACTACAAAAGTGTTTAAAAAAGTAATAACAAATGTAGAATCTAAACCTTTTTACGAATTATTTTTACCTGAAAGAAATGTTTTAGGTGTTACTAATGTTCTTTTGAAAGATGGCACAAATTATGCTAACATACCAACACCTGAAGAATTTTTAGGGACTGCAAACAAATGGTATGAGGTTGACGCTTTGGCTCAGGATAGGATATTTGTTGAAGACCCAACTAAACCAAAAGATTCAACAGGGATTAAAGTTGGTAAGTATATTCAAACTAGTGACAGATTTATTACCGAATATACTGCTGAAGGATTCTTTAAAATAACCTTTGGTGGTGGAAGTCAATCAACTGACGAATTACTTCGTGAATATGCTAGAAATGGAACACCTTTGGACTTATCAAAATACCAAAACAACTATTCTTTGGGGTCAATATTACCTGCAAATAAAACATTATTTATTCAGTATAGAGTTGGTGGTGGGTTAGGAACTAATTTAGGACCTGGCACTATAAATCAAGTAGGTACGGTTAACTTTGTTATAAATGGTGGAACATCACAAACAATTAAAAATTCGGTTATTAATTCATTAGGTTGTAATAATGTGACCGCTGCAATTGGTGGAGCAAATTTCCCATCTGTGGAAGAAGTAAGAAATCTTGTTGGTTTTAATTTTTCATCACAAAACAGAGCGGTAACCATCAATGACTATGAAACTTTAATTAGAAAAATGCCATCACAATTTGGAGCACCTGCCAAAGTTGCAATAACTGAAGAAGATAATAAGATAAAGATTAATTTATTATCTTACGATACAAGCGGAGCTTTAACAAATTCTATATCTAATATTTTATTACAAAATGTTGCAACCTATTTGAGTAACTATCGTATGATTAATGATTACATATATACTTTAGCGGCAAGTGTAATTGACCTGTCATTTGAAATATATGCGGTATTAGACGCGTCTCAAAATTCAGGTTCAATAATTTCAAATATCATTAATACGGTATCAACTTACTTATCCCCAAGTGTTAGGGAAATGGGGCAAGATTTATATATGTCTGAATTAAAATCCGAGATTCAAAAAATAAACGGGGTCATTTCAATTACTGAAATTTTAGTTTACAATAAAGTCGGTGGAAATTATTCGTCAGGACAGGTTAGTCAAACATATTCTAATACTCAAACTAGACAAATTAAATTAATTGAAGATACAATTTATTGTGAACCAAGTCAAATACTACAAGTAAGGTTCCCACAAACAGATATTGTTGTTAGAATTAAAAACTTGACTACGGTTAATTTCAGCTAAACAAGTTCATTTATTTTTTGAAAATAGTGCTTAAACTATTTATCAAAAAAAGGTATGCCGTCTAATTACAGAATAAGAACTCAGTTAAATGTTGATACAAATATACAGGTCAAATTAGAACAAAAATTTGACACTTTAGAAGTATTATCATTATCAATCCAACCCGAAGAAATCTATACAAGGACTTGTGCCGATTTCGGTGTTGTTTGTGGTAGAGTATTTGTTAATAATGGTTTTGGATTACCTAATGCTAAAATATCTATTTTTATACCTTTAGATGCTGTTGATGAATACAATGAAGTAATATCTTCGTTATATCCATTTAAGACAATTGAAACTATTAATGATGATGGGTATAAATATAATTTATTACCATACACTAAATCACACTCAGGACACGTACCCGTTGGAACATTCCCCGATAGAATAGATGCTTTAACTGATAAAAATGTTATTGAGGTTTACGACAAGTATTATAGATATACTGTTCAGACAAACAGTTCAGGTGATTTTATGATGATTGGATTACCATTGGGTAATCAAGAATTATTCATGCAAGTTGACCTTTCTGATATTGGTGAGTTTTCATTAACACCACAAGATTTAGTTAGATTAGGTATTGCGACTGAAGACCAAATTGACGGAACGAATTTTAAGTTTTCAACAAACTATGACGAACTACCACAGATTGTAACAATCAGAAAGATTGTGAATGTTGCACCATTTTTTGGACAACCTGAAGTTTGTAATTATAGTATTGGTAGAGCCGATTTTGATATTACTTCGGAAAAAGGAATTAGAATAACACCTGCTGCGGTGTTTATGGGTTCATTAATATCTACAACTGAAAAAAATAAAGTTGGGTTTAGGAGTTCAATTTTAAATCCTGACGGTAAGTGTAAGGTTAAATTTAAGGCGGGTAACATGTGTGATATAGTCACAGGACCTGGTTCAATTAGTGCGATTAGACAAACTGTTTTTTTAGATGATAACCGAAGACCAATATTGGAAGTTGCTCCATTAGAAAATGGTGGAGATATTATTGATGGCGATGGGACGTGGGTTACCGATATACCCATGAATATGGATTATGTGTATACTGATGAAAATGGTGATAGAAAAATAAGTTTAAATCCTGAAATAGGTATACCTACAAAATCCAAATGTAGATTTAAAATCAAATGGCAACAATCTCCACAATTATCCTTAGAAGACAGAAGGGGATATTTTTTAGTTCCAAACATTAAAGAAAGAGGATGGATAAACCCAAGTATTGACCCAAATAAAGGAGATTTCTACGAATCCATTACAACATATAATGTTAATGAAAATACTTTAGTTATTAATTTAAATTCATCACAAGGGCAAGTTTATTATTTTAACAAACGAACAAATGTTGAAAATTTAAAAATAAGTGCGAATACTGAAACTTATTATGGGTCGTACTTAATCCAAAAACCTGGAGTTAATACAACATTCTTTTTGGAGTTTGAAAGAACAGATGAAAGTATTGATGCGATTTTTGAATTCCAAGTAATTAAGTATCAAAGATTTTTATTAGAAGGTTCTTATGCGTTTAGTTTAGATTGGAATGACTATGCAAATCCTGACGAAGCTATTGATTGTGAAGATACATTTTATGAAATGCAATATAACAAAGTTTATACTGTAAGTCAGTTTATGGATAGATATCAAACATCAAGATTACTTTGGAATACTAATCAAATAAAGTATGTTAATGATGAAAAATGTGAAGCTACACATAATAAGTTTCCTGTGAACGACGCTTATTATAGATTGGATATATTTTTTATTATTATAAATTTTGTTATAAGTTTATTTAAATACCAATTAATAATTTATATTGCAATTCTGCATGTATTGGCGTTTATCTATGGGGTGGTAATAAAGGCAATTGACGCTTTTTTAAAAGTTTTAAGAAAAATTGTTAGAGGTATTTGTAACGCGGTTAATTGGTTAAGAAGAAAGGCTGGTAAATCTGAAAAAGAATGTCCACCAAAATACGTACCACCAAAAAGAAAAAATCCATTAACAAATTTAGGGATACCGTTGTTATTATTTACTGAAGATGGATGCGAATTTTGTAAATGCTCAACACAAGATAAAATTAGTTTTTCACCTCAATTACTGGCGGCAGCTCAAGATAGACAATCTTCAGTCTTAGTTGATTGTACTGATAGTGATACTTACACAAGAACTTCTTATCCTAACCCATTGACTGGACCAACACAACCTGAAACTTTATCTAGTGGTGGATATGAACTTGGAGGTCCTTCTGACAATCCAAACGATAAAGAAGACCAATTTAATGAATTAATTGCTGGTAGTAATTACACAGGTTTTCGTAAAAGGACACCCACAGCATCAAGTGTTGACCAAGACAATGGTTCTGAAACAGAACTTTATTCTTATAGTTTACCATGGGGGGAAAGTTTGAATTTATTTAATGGAAAGGATAAATACTTTAAAGCTTCGGCAATTAACCCTGATGGTCCGTCGGATGAGTTTAACCAAATCAGGGTAAAATGGTTTCCGGATTCTAATTTACCTGATTCATATAATGAAAAAATTCATAAAGATAATGTAATGATGTTATTATTAGACCCAGGCTCTGAAATATATCCATCGGGGTCAATCATTACATTCCAAGACCCGCAGTTGTCAAATGACCCAAATAGTAAAAATGACGAAACCGGATTTGGTGGGTCTTATGGTACAAGAACTAATTTTCCGGTATTAAGTGTTAAATATGCCAACCCAAGTAATCCTGAAGAAAATCTTACAACAACATATGTTACATATGGATTAACTGGGGTCACGCAAATAATAGATGGACAGTTTGCGGCAACAACATCATTTAAGTCCGACATAGAGTACTTCCAAGTTATTACCGCAATGACAGTATCTGATTTTGTACGTAAAACAGAAACAACTGAAAAACCTGAAAGTTATTTTTCACCAATAGCAAACTCATCTAGAACAACCCCATATAGGTCTTATGCTAGAAGATACTTGAGATATATGACAATAGGTTATGATGCGGTTTCCCAAATGTGGGAGTATAGTCGCGCGAAAAATGTTGGATGTTGTAGGGATTATATGAGAAGAGATGCAGGGAGAGCAAAGTTTCCAAATTGTGTTGACGGAATTGAAGACATGGTGGTTGTCATTTTAATGAGAGGCGTTGACATGCATTCACCAAGAGTTGACATGAAAATATCTTTGTCAAACATATTTGGTAAAAAAGATATAAATAATTGGGACGATAATTTTACTATTAGAGGTAATTTTAGAATGAATATACCCATACAAGCTGGTTTAAAATTATGTAGACATCACCATGTTCTAAACACTACTGATACGGATAACAGTTGTCCTGTTAATAAAACAATATTTTATAATAGTTATACCTTTTTTTACAATCCTGGCTCGTATAGTGGATTTACATCAAGAATGCCAGCTTATTATTCGGCGGTTGATTCAGAACTTTATGATAGTGGTGATTTATCTTGGGGATGGATGACATGGAATTCTGGACTTCCTTATAATTTTGGTAATTTTGTAGGTCAAACGGAAACACATAATGGATATTTAAGAATTAAAAGAAATAACAATCCATTTCAGTTTTCGCCACATACTGGGATTTGGTGTAATTCTGAACCTGACAATGGAGGTGCAACATCTGTTCTAATATCAATGACGCCAAACGACGAACTAAGTGTTAATGGATTTCTATTAGGATATCTTGGGTCAGAGTATGTTGAAGGAATGTCAGTTTACAATAGTCCATATTTCAGTCTATCTGAATCATTTGACTGTAACGGTAATAGTGTTAGAAGTATGGACATATTCGGTATGTTCTATACATCGCCAACATATGCCGTATTTAGTGGTGATGGGACTTATTGGACAGAAAATAATGTTGTTTTTAATTGGAATTTTAATAGTCGTTTTAAAAATGTTGTTAGAACAGATAGAATGCCTGGTTCAACTAATGAGCAGTATGCGGGAATAAATAGTCTTTTATTACATCAGAATTCAACTTTCGCTTTATTTTTAGTTGACGATGGAGGAGGTTCTGAATCACAAGAAAATATAACTCAAGAAGCGATTACGGAAGCGGATATATTATCCCAATTTGTCCCATATCAGGAAGTTTTGGAATCTACCTATGACTGTACTAAAGCGGTAACACTTGATTGTTATACTACCGAACCTGACGGAACTCCAATAATTAAACCTGATGCTAACTTAATTATGGACCCAAGTGGAAATGAAAAATATTTTAGATATGGTCAAGGATGTTATAATTTTGTTTCATCGGCATTTGAGAGTTTACCTAAAGATATACAATATTTACTTGAATGGGTTACTAGAGTGAAAATTAGTTTGTCTGCGTGTTTTGAAATATTTGCTCAATCATTCTCAAATCAATGGATTAATGGAACTCTTTATGCGTTTTCTTTTAAATCAAATAGATTTTTTGATTCTAACAACCAACCTTACAGTACTTTTTGTAAAGATTTGATTTATTTTCACGAAGCTACTAATAATTTTTATTACAGAAGCAGTCCATTCTTATCTGTTAGTCCAAATTTAAACATTGGAAAATTTATTGGGAAACGAAATGACAAAGGTGCTGAGACAAATACCGGAAATGAAAAATTATTGTTATTCCCAACAACAATTGCTGACTTGGGTCCCAAAGTTGAATGGACACAAGAATTAGTTTTTAATGATGATTATGATGGGTACGTTGTATCAAAAATACCAACAACGACATTACAAGATAATTTTGAATTATTTCAAATGTTTGTTGTGTCTAGACTTGTTAATGTTAGTTTACTTTCTATGATAGTTCCGACTATTCAAAAAGAAGGTAATAGTGAGCCTACAGTATCTGCATTTTTTAATAATAAAAGATGGAAAGCTACAGGTAATGTCCAAATAATTCCTGGACAAATTGACGCCGATTACGCTCAATCTTTAGGCACTAATTCTCAATTTGGTATCCGTGAATTTTCTGCCGATAACTATGTTGGTGACTATGTCTATGTTGGACCATCTTATAATAATCCCGTGTTTGGTATCTTCTTTACAGGAAGTACTCAAGATAGAGATTATATATCTCCAAGGCGAAATATCTACAAATCAAATGGTGTCGTTTCCGAAGTATCCTATGATATGGCTGAAATAACCGGTAATAAAACACAGATAGTTCCTTTTTATTTGTGGGATTTGGATTTAAGTGGTAACAATATAATTTTTGGAAATCAAAATAATAATTTTTTCACTAATACATTATCTGATGATGGGCTCAATGATGAATTTTTCAGTTATAGATATCAAAAATTAGATAGATTTAGTCCACAATCAAGATACTTTAGACCTGGAACAAATGTAACTAAAACTAACTTTTATTTAGGTGTTCAAGATAATTATGATACAAACGGTGAACCTATTGCTAATATACCTGATTCATATTCTGGTATGTTTGTATTTGGAGCACCTTATTATTTTTATTTTGGATTGAATAAGGGATATTCTGCGATGGACAAGTTCATAAAAAAATATGTTAATGCTGATTTAATAATTGAATAACGACAAAAATATAATATTCCTAAAAGGTAGTGCCAGATATAAGGGGGCAAATGATGTTGGTATTAATGTTGAAATTCCTTTAAGTTCAACAGTTAAAGAAGTTGACGAATTTGATAGGAGTTCTGTGGTTAGTCTTGCGGAAACTTTTGACAATGAAAGACAAAAATCAACAAAATTTAGACCAATATGCAAAGTATCGCTTTTATTTGATAATGCTTACAGTGGGGTTACTGTTGGCTCAACTAACAACCCTAATAAACCGTACCCACCTTTTAATAATAATTTATTTTATACAGATGCGTTAAATTCAAAATTGTCACAAACATCTTTTTTTGACGTGATACCTTGGCCGGGAATACCTCAATATAACGAATTTTCATTTTTAAGAACTGATTTTGGTGTAAGTGGATATACTGCACCACCAAATGAACATATTAATTTAGAAAAATCTAAAATATCTAATTATAATTGGAATTTTTATTATACCTATCCATTTAGTAGTACAACTGAAGTAATGATGCAAATTACAACAGTTAGTGGGACTAATTTTAATTGGAAATGTAGTGACGGGATACCATACTTTTTAAGTAGTAATAAAATAAATGGTAAACCTATGTTACAATTTAAATGTGAAATGCCACACGGACTTTTAGCGGGGGACTCAATTAAAATTAACGGTACTTGTAATGGTTTATCATATTTTACAGTTTATTCTTTAGGTAACGGAACTAGTGGTTCGGAAGATTACATTTTTAATGTATATAATGTTGGGTATTCTTGTCCCGCTTTAGGATTAAATACCTACGGAACATTTAAGAAATTTATACCTAACACATCACAAGAAGATGGTTTATCAAGATACTATGTTAGGGTTCACAAAATATTAACAAATTCAAACAAAGCAGTTGTTACAAATGCGGGATTTGAAAAAAATGGGTTTAGGATTGTTAAAAAATTTGAATCAAAACAATTAACTCCCAACCAAGTTTCTAGAGTTTCGGTAAAGGAAGATAGTCAATCTTATAATATATCGTGTTCTGAAGATTTGGACATCAACGGACTAACCGATAATTTAAATAGGCCTATTAGTGAATTATTTTTAACAATAATAAATAAAGGTTATATGGGATGGTTTAATAAACCATATAGTACAAATACTACCGCATTAAAACATGGGTGGGAATTTAATTTAGGACCACAATTGAATGATTGGTGGAAAGAAAACCAGTCATTGTCTAATTCTAATATACCTGTTAATTTTTATTCTAAGAATTATACAATAGAAGGTTATACAACCCAAACCAGTACCCCTGTAACAAATAATGTTGTTGCGATTTCAGTTGACGGAAGACCCATAACTCAACAGGTACAATCGTTTTTAAATACTAATGTATTTGTGGCCAGTTCAAATGAAACCAAAAAATTCTACTATAATTCTGATTTATATCAAGGTGGGATTATTTACGGGGATTTTTGTGAATGGAATAATATTGAACAAACTGAAAGGGTCGTATCAAATTATTATCATAAATTTAAATACAATCCTGAAAATTTTAACATAGGCGGGGATGTTAACAACCAACTTGGGTTTTATTACCAACCACATTATAGTTTTAAAATAAAAGTTTTTTCAGATTACATTGAAGAAAGTGGCGGTAATAACACATATAATTTACCTGTTGGTGATTTACCTGATTACGCATATTTTAGAAAATCTACTAGTCAATATATATGGAGGGACATATATGATTATGGGTTTTTGGATACTGAAGGTAATGGTGTTGATTACCCATTTTTAAATGGCGCTCACTACCCATTTTCTAATTTTACTTTTAGAATTATACCTGAAGGTTCAAATGTTAATTTAATTTCAAATAATCCAAATCAACCACTGACTGATGATTGTGAATAAAATAAAAATAACTGAAAAACTATCAGATAAAAATATTTTAATTCCATTAGATATTAAATGGGATTATTTGAACCGTGAAGATAGTGTAAATGTACTCGCTACCGACATTATTACAGAAATCATTGGAAGCCCTACAGATTATGAAGTTGAAAGATATTCTAAAGAGACTATGAATATTAATGGTACTTTTGATTCATCAGTTGAATATAATTTTAATTTTTTTAAGTCAGGTAACACATGGGTTAATAGTTTTATTGAATCAAATAAATTTACCTTTTTAGAAATTTATAATGAGTATAATTCTTTTAAAAATAGTTTTTTTAAAATTGATTTATATGACACATTAGACCCAACTAGTCAAAAAAATTATTTGACAATAATATTACAGAGCGAATACCAAGAAACCCCTTATTATGATTCCGCATACGATAAAACTTTTGATTTAAAAATCCCAAAGTACATTTTAGATTTTTATGGTGATAAACAAGGGTATTTTATTTATTGGTATAAAAATACTAGTGTTGTTAATATCAATAAATTCTATATGACTGCAAAATATTTTGAGGCTAAAACTGGAAATTTTATTCAGTTTACAAATACTCCACAATCAAACTTTTCAGTTAAGACAAAGATACCTAATGATATCTATTATTATGAAGTTAATATTAATTATAATACTTACAAATATAGTCTAAATAAGGTTGGACAGACAACTAAACTTAGTAAATTGTATTGGTATGAATATATAAACCCTGAATAAAATGGAAATATATCAAATAAAAATATCACCTGAAGTTTTAAAATCTGACATTATAAGTGAAACCTATAGTGGTTATACTTTTGGTGTTTATAGTGGGTTAACACAAATATTAACAGGTGGTACTAATGGAAGTTCATTATTAACAGGGTTAACCATCCCGATTGTTTTAAAAAATACTTATCATGATTTAGGATTCTATGATGTATTTGATGGAAATATATTACAAGAAAATATTACTACAAATTTTATTTTTAGTTCAACTACTGAAAATCCTTATCATTTTTATTTTTACAATACATCTTCAGATAAAAAAAATTATACAAGGGAAACAACATACAATGTTGATTGGGGTGACGGAACTTCAGAAAATATTACAGTTTTTGCTCCCGAGTCTGTTCACCATGACTATAGTTCAGCCATCACTGCTCAAACTAAGTACACCATAACTTTAAAACAAACAAACGCATGGGGAACAATATATGCTCGTAAAGATGTGTACGTACCATTTTCAAATGTTGAAATTGACAACCCATTAGGAACTGTGACTTTTGTAGAAACTGGCGGCTCTTGGAGCGGAATACCAAGTAGTTATAATTTTATTTTTACCGGAGATTCAGAAAATAATATTGAGTCACAAGTCAGTTCAAATTATGTAAGTGTGCCATTTGTAATTTCAGGTGACTGTACATCAAGAATAAGGGATTTATATGAATACGGATACCCGAGAGTAGGTGAAATTGTTGATATTGACGGTGGAGGTGCTGGATATATTAGTGAAATTGGTAGGGGATATACCGCTTATACAATAAATGATATAAATTATATTAACTATCAAGTTGGAAATACTGTTAGTTGTATTTTTATTGCGTTATCTTCAGGTATTACATCAGATATGATTATTGCATCAGGAATAACAAAAAATGAAGGGATGATTAATGTAATTGATGAACCTCAAATATATTCTTCATTGTACATTGAAAGGGGTAAAAATTCAGTTTTTGAAAACTTTAAAAGAATTGGTGAAGTTGACACAGTACCTGAACTTGTCAAATACGGCTATGGTTTCTTTAATATAGTTTCTTTACAATAGTAAAAAATTGTTCATTATCTATTTATAGTAATAAACAATAAATTTTACTAAATTGGCTACAGGTAATTACGGAACAACAAGACTTGCGGACGTTAGCCCACAAGACGTAGAAATCATATTAAATTATACACCATCAAGAGACGACACTAGTAATTTTACACTAACAAAATTAGATAGTTTACAATATCTAACACCATTTTTTAATAATGCGGAAACTGGTGGTAGTGAAAATGAAATATTGGGCGGGTTATATAATTTAAAATTACCCGCTGACCAATTCAACGCTTTGGGTATTTACACATTATTAATTAGACCCGCTCAAATCAGAACCACAATATTAGATTGCGGTGTTTTAAGTTCCTTACCAAATGTTAGGGGAATTGTTATTGATATTAATTCAGTACCTACAGAATATAGAAATAAATTTGTGGCTCAGGGACTTGTTGGATTTAGAGTTGAATATTTAAATTCTGACGGAACTAAAGTTCCTAATTTTTTTAGAGTTATTACTTCTAATTTTTACTGTGAACCAGTTGCCCAAAACTTAACTACAACAAATCAAAAATCTATAAGATATAGATACGTTGATACCGTTAGTAATTTAATGTTTTGCACCTTAACACCTAGTACATCGCCAAGTTCAAAACCTAACGCAACACCATACATAGGTGTTCCTGACCAAAATATAATTGTTACTAATACTTTTTTTGACCCATCAATAGTTGAGTTGGAAATTGTTGAACACGACGCTTCAACATTAGCAATTGCTTTGTATGGTAATCAAACTAAATCAATTGATGACGGTATATATACAATCTACGACAATAACAATAACATATATCAACAATATAACTTATATGAAATAAGAGACCAATTTAACGAATTACTTTATGAAGTTCGTCAAAACAGAGGTAATAATATTGATTTTTCTAAAAACTTTGAAAATATAATCGCATAATGGCAACGTATAAGTGTCCACCACAAAAACCATCTGGAGCCGGTACATTTTCAGATAATTTAGTTGGATTACAATTAGTCCAAGGCGGAGGACTTACGCAAGGTAATTTTACGTTTACTACAGGTATTGCGTCAAAAACTAACAGAGAATTTGACACAGGAATATTTTCAGACCCAATATCATTGACTACTTTAGGTACTGAATCGGTTCAAAAAAGTTTGGATATATTCAGTAAAAATTTTAGAATAAAACCAAATTTTGACCAAACTAATGTTTTAAATTTTACAAGTTATGGTCCGTTATCTAAAAGATTGTCTGACGCGGTTCAAGGGATAATAAATTACTTTCCAGCGGCATTAGAAATTAGTAAATATAGAACTGATTTTACAACAGGATATACTGCAAGTGGGATTACTTATTTTTCAGATGAAGATGTAACTAAGATTAATTTTGAAATTGATTTAATAAATAATCCATTTCAAATTGATTTTACAACTAATTCCACATCTAATATTGAAAACTATGACTATGATGTTTCAGTTTATAGAAATTTTACTGAAAAGTTTTTAAGTTATATTTTAGAAATAAGTGGGTCAACCTATAACGTCGTTAATTTTATTCCAACTGCAAATCTTAATAGTGGTAATTTTACATTGTATATTAAAGGTAATCCTTTTTCGGGACAGACAACAATTTATGAAAGTTTCATTATTAGGTTAAATGATACAATTATAAATGAAGTTTATAATCTTGAATTAGATGAAGTACAAGAAATTTTATTAAACAGACAAGTAACTCCAAAATATACCGCAAAGTTTCAAGTCCCAATTATTGGGGATGACGGGACAGTATTTACAAGTTTTCAAACAATAACTTGGCCTTTAAATGGAATATGGAACATTGATATATCAAGTAATGGATATCTGAACTATATTGAAAAACTACAGGAAATTGCATTTAATTTTGACCAAAATCAAACAAATTTAATTGCAAGATTTTATATCACTCAGGCATTTCCTGAATTTGACACATCTGACCAAAAAGTTGACAAAGTTTTAAAAATTTACGGAAGAAGTTTTGATGAAACTAAAAAATATATTGATGGAATCCAAACTGTGGTATCTGTTAATTATAACATTGGGGATGACATACCTTCACAATTATTACCAAATCTTGCAAAAACTTTAGGATGGGGGACTAATATATCTCCAATTACTAATAAAAATTATTTAGATTCACTTTACGGTACCACAAAAAATGCTTTTCCGGCATATTCAACTAGTCAAACAATTAACGATTTAAATTATCAATACTATCGTAATCTAATATTAAATTCCGCATACCTTTTTAAATCTAAAGGAACAAGAAAATCAATAGAGTTCTTAATGAATTTTATAGGTGTCCCAAACGCTCTTTTAGAATTTAATGAAAATGTTTATTTGGCGGATTCAAATATTGACCTTGGTAGATTTGATGAATTATTTGCTCAAATTGAAGGTGGGACATTATCTGAAAGTATACCATCCTATGATGATACTAAGGTATATAACTTCTACGGGAACAAGTATACTGGTTATACTGCAAGTACATCTACTATTGACGTAAGCGCGACTATTGAAGATTACCCATTTGACAGTGAAGGATACCCAAAAGCTCCTACAAATACTAACGAATACTTTTTCCAACAAGGTGAAGGATGGTATGAGTCAACGCCACAACATAGAAGTTTGGAAGTTTTAGATACTACTAATAGTGTGTTTATTGGAAATACATTTAGTGCACAAACATCGTTAGAACCATTTACATACGGACAAAAATATTTGGAAAGATTCAGGAAGTTTCCTTTTATGAATCTTGGATTTAATTTAAAAATACAAAATGATAATAAAAAAAGTTGGTCATCTGCGGATAGAAGCCGAATAAGTCGTGACGGGATATATAATTCTTATTATATTAGGGAAGAAGACCGATTAACACTTAATGTTAAAAATACCGAAATATGTTTAAATCCAGCGCAGGCTTTAGTTTATGATGTTTGGTATTTGTCAAGAACTCAAAATTATCCTATACCATACACTGGACTATCAACCCCATATCCACAACCTGGCGGAGTTGATTCAACATTCATTGACCCCAAACCTCAAATTGACACATTCTATGAATTTTCAAGAACTTTTTGGAGAAACATGATAAATGTTAGAAACAGAATGTCTTCTTCTGATGGTAAAACAAGCGGTTACCCAACCCTACAATCAATATATTGGAAATATCTAACATCTTATCAGGATGTTCAAATACAGAACGATAATTTTAATTATCAAAACATGATTTCATATATTAATGGTATTGGGGATTTTTGGATAAAATTAATTGACCAATTTGTCCCTGCAACAACTTTATGGACTACAGGTATTAAATTTGAAAATTCAATTTTCCATAGACAAAAATTTATATATAGGAGACAAAGGGGTTGTCAAACTGCAACAAGAAGAATCCCAAATCCAATTGCTTACGGAACTTTACAATCAACAGAATGTGTTACGCATAATTATGAAATATCAACACCACAAATTCCACAACTACAAAGTATTGTAACGACCGCTGTTAATCAAATATCAAGTGCTCAGTCTTGTACAACATTTAATGTTCTTGATATTACTTATGGTTTTAGTTTCACATTTAGTGACGGTACAAATGTTACTAATTTTGAATACATTGGGGACAAATTCTATAACCCGCAAATAATACCAACAATTACAGAATGGAATGATTTAATTGCGCAAGGTATTAATTATCTGACACAACAATTTAGTGCGGTGGGTATTGTTGTTGAATTTAATGATGACTTAAATTTAATCTACATTACGTCTTATTCTGATAATTATTTAAACGGGGAGGTTGGTGACTTTAAAGTAATAACTCAAATAAATATGAATTGTAATTAATGGCTGTAGATTATAGGATATACGTTACTGGTGATTGTTCAAATAATAGTTCGGGGATTTTTAATCTAACTATTGGTGGTATTGCGCCTCCATATATTTTTAATTGGCTTAACCCAAATCAATTAGGGGTAATTACTAGTAGTATTACTATTACTAATATTATTAATCCAATACCTCCAAACGACCCAAACCCACCAACAGGACCGACGCAACCTTATTATTCATATACTGTTACTGGATTAAGTGGGGGGACATATGACTTCTCAATAACTGATGCTAGTGCTCCCGTTAATGTAATATATGGTCCGTACCAATTTATTATTTCTTCCGGTAACAGTTATAGTAATATAATAAATGTTTCAGGAACCACTTGTGGATTGGATAATGGGACATTTGAAATAACCATACCAACTAATACGGGTAGCATTGATTATTACGTATATAAAGATAATGCTTTCTTTAGTTCAGGCGCTACTGATTTATTATCAACACCAATAATAAATCTACCATATGGTGTGTATTATGCGGACATTATTAGTGATGGTGGATGTAATACAACAACGGATAGTGTTATTGTACATTCAGGGACATCCGTAGATTTTGGATTCCAAGTTGTTGACACTACTGCATGTAATTTGTCTATTGGTAGGGCGTACATAACAGGATTAACAGGTTCACAACCATTTACATACCAATGGTCTAATAACATAACAGGTGATACTACTTTAAGTTATGTTACAGGATTAACAAGTGGAAATTATTCTGTAACAGTAACATCTTATGATGGATGTTCAATTACTAAAAGTGTTGAAATTACAAATTCACCACCTATAGGTATATCATCTATAACATATGTCAACCCAACTTGTTCTTCTAATAATGGCTCAATAACTTTTAATATTAGTGGAGGTACATCCCCATATACCTATCTTTTAAGTAATGGCCAAATAATTAATAGTGCATCTCAACAAGTGACATTTACTAATCTATCTGCGGGTCTATACACATTAAATGTAGTTGATTTAGGATTTTGTTCATATACTGCAACACAATTATTACAAACACCAAACACATTTGTTTATATATCAGAAACAATCAGTCAATCAACATGTGACCCAAGTGGGGGGTCAGTTACTATTGGGGTTCAGGGAGGGTCACCACCATATACTTACAGCCTAACAAATTCTTACGGTAGTTCTACAACATATACTACAAATTTAGCAACTCAAACATTTACTACATTAAGTTCGGATACGTATACATTATTGGTTACTGATTTACAAAATACTTGTCCATTAACTAAGACAATTAATGTTAATAATACACCACCTTTTAATTTATCGGTAAGTAGTACTGCAACATTATGTACTCCAACTAATTCAGGTACGGTTACTGCTCAAATATCAAATGGTACGTCACAATATTATACATATTCATTAAGTAATGGTTTATCCACACCTCCAACAACCGCAACAACTTATACATTTTCAGGATTAAATACTGGTTTTTATACTGTGGTTGTTAGTGAAGAAAGTGGTTGTAATCAATCAGCTCAAACTTATGTTGAATACACACCACCAATACAAATGTATCTTTATGCTACAAGTTGTTTGAACGGTAATTCTGGTACAATATCCGCATTAATAACAGATACTGCGGGTAGTTATAATTTACAATGGAGTGATAATGTAAATGGTCAAACTGGTGTTTATTTAACAGGTTTAACTGCAGGTACATATACCTTAACAGTAACTTCAGATACTGGTTGTGTAACTAGACAAAACGCCACAGTTAGTTGTAATCAAATTGTGTATTCATCGGTAACCTATTCATATTCTTCGGCTTTAGATACATCCGAAACTAATTGTACATTTAATTTTACAAATATGTTATATTCGGGATATGTTGATTTAACCCAAGATGGTAGTAATTGTATTTTTAATTCTGCAACATTCTATGTTCAAATAGTTGTGGGAACAGAAACTTATGCGTTCCCATTCTACATTACGGAAAGTTTAAATGACGTTCCATCAATACAAGATTATGTTGATATTTTAGATGTTGTTGCGACAACTATACCTGAAATTGATGTAATTAATATTGATATTGAAACAAATTCTATTACAATAATATCTAATCCTGGTTATGGTGACGAACAAATAAGTATTCAAGTTGTAATAGAATACGACATAAACTGTAACTCAATTGGGGGTGTAATTTGTTAATTAGATGAGTCAGATTATTATAGATAGTATAAACGGAGTACCACCTTATTTTGTTTATATTTGTGATGTTTATGAATTTAATTGTTATAGTGCGGGCACTATAACGACAACTGTTCCACCCGCAGTAGTTTTTAATGTGCCGACAGAATTAAATAACGCACCACAGATTTTAATAAAAATTATTTGCGGTGATTGTATAATTAAGGAAATTAGACAAGGAGTTGTCCCTAGCCAAACGCCAACTCAAACTAATACCTTAACACCAAGTATTACCCCAACCAATACCGCAACTCCCACTGAAACTCCAACGAATACTCCGACACCGTCAGTCACTGTAACCGCGACTGAAACTCCGACTAATACCGTTACACCAACAAATACTTTAACACCGACTAACACTCCATCTGAAACACCATCACCTAGTCAAACTAATACTCCAACATTTACACCAACTAATACTCAGACACCTACTAATACTATTACACAAACTCAGACAAATTCTGCTACGGCTATACCTACAAGAACTCCAACTACCACAAACACTCCGACTAACACAGTTACTCAAACTGAAACACCTACTAATACTCCAACTCCTTCAGTCACTCAAACTAACACACCAACTAATACAACTACAACAACTCCGACTAATACTCAGACATCAACTAATACACCTACAAATACTATAACATCTACAGTAACTCCTACTATTACATCAACAATTACTCAAACAAACACGCAAACAAACACTGTTACTATAACTCCAACCAGAACAATGGGAGCGACAGGTACCCCAACACAGACAGTTACTCAAACATCAACAGTTACTCAAACATCAACTAATACGCCTACAAATACTCCGACACAGACAGTAACCCCTACAGTGACTTCAACAATTACATCAACCGTTACTGCTAGTGTTACTAGAACTGTTACTAGAAGTGTTTCACCGTCCCTGTCACAAACGGAAACTGTAACCCCAACAATGACATCAACACCTACTGAAACTCCAACACATACGCCAACTAATACTCAAACCCAAACAAGTACTTTAACAAGTACACCTACAAATACTCAGACTAACACTCAAACAAACACTCTAACATCTACACCTACAAATACTGTAACAGCTACATCCACGGTGACTCCAACATCTACACCAACAAATACTCTTACGCAAACTGTTACTCCAACGGTTACTCAAACTGAGACAAACACGCCAACACCATCAATCACTGCTAGTAATACAGGAACACCTGGCGCGACTGCAACTGTTACACAATCTATTACATTGTCAAATACTGAAACTCAAACACAAACACCCACAAATACAAGTACACCAACATTTACACCTACCAATACTCAAACTAATACTCAAACTAATACACAAACAAACACTCAAACAAATACAAACACTCAAACAAATACTCAAACAAATACTCAAACTAATACAAACACCACTACTCAAACTCCGACAAACACTACTACTCAAACTTCAACTAGTACAATAACACCAACTGTTACTCCAACAATAACTCAAACACCAACTAATACTATAACATCTACGGTTACGTCCACATTGACAAATACTCCAACAAATACTAATACAAATACTAATACACAAACTCAAACTAATACAATAACTAATACTCAAACTCCGACTAATACACAAACAAATACTAACACACCAACTAATACTCAAACATCAACTATAACTCCTACTGAATCAGTTACTAGAACACCAACTATTACTATATCAAATACTCAAACACAAACTGTCACTCAAACATCTACAAATACACCAACACCGACACCAACTATAACATCAACAAATACTCCAACTATAACATCAACAAGTACATTGACACAAACAAATACGATAACACCAACAAACACACAAACATCAACAGTTACTCCAACAATTACTCAAACACCAACAAATACACAAACACCAACAAATACGAGTACAATTACAAATACTCAAACAAATACTAATACCGCATCATATACTGCTAGTAAAACTGCGACATTATCCGCATCACCAACTCAAGAACCTACAAATACTCCACAACCAACCACGACAAGTACTCAAACCGTAACACCAACAGTCACTCAAACTGAAACTAACACCCCAACACCATCAATTACTGCTAGTAATACAGGAACACCTGGAGCAAGCCCAACTGTCACTGAATCAATTACACCGTCAGTAACTGAATCGTTAACATTAACACCTACCGCAACATCAACAGACACTCCTTTACCATCACAAACTAATACTCAAACAAGTACGCAAACACCAACATCAACTATAACTTCAACGGTTACCATGACAGTTACTCCAACTATAACTTCAACGGTCACTAATACTCAAACTAATACTAATACAATTACTCAAACTCCAACAAATACACAGACTCCAACAATTACTCAAACTCCAACAAATACACAGACCCCTACAAATACGATAACAAATACTCAAACATCAACTACTACACAGACACCTACTCAAACACCTACCACTACTCAAACACCTACTAATACTGCGACCCAAACAAGTACTATTACCGCAACAAACACTATTACAAGGACTTCAACATTAACACAAACGGTGACAAATACTCCGACTAATACCATTACTTCAACTGTTACTCAGACACCTACTAATACTATTACTAATACTCAAACTCAAACAAATACTCAAACTAATACTCAAACTAATACACCTACAAATACTATTACTAATACTCAAACATCAACAAATACCCCAACTAATACAATAACTAGTACTCAAACTAATACACCTACGGTTACTCAAACGCCTACTAATACACCTACGGTTACTCAAACGCCTACTAATACAATTACATCTACCGTGACCAATACAATTACATCTACCGTGACCAATACTGCAACGTCTACTCAAACACCAACTAATACTATTACAGCAACAGTTACTCAAACACCAACTAATACTATTACATCAACAGTTACTAATACTTCCACTAGTACAAATACACCGACTAATACGTTGACACAAACTAACACACAAACACCTACTAATACGTTGACACAAACTAACACACAAACAAATACATTAACATCTACACCAACTAATACGTTGACACAAACAAATACACAAACAAGTACATTAACATCTACACCTACTAATACTCAAACAAATACTAATACTAATACTATGACTCCAACTGCGACTCCTCCAACTATTTATAGTGCTCGTTTTATTGCTGAACCTCAGGTTGAAACAGATGACTACGATATGGCATATTACATGTGGAGTAATAACTATGGAAGTTTTGGATGTAACTCTGTTGATGGATATGATTCTTGTACGCCTGACAATCAAAACTCACCTTCTGGTGATGGAAATAATTTTGATGGGTGGTACGGACTAAATAATCAAAGTGGTTCAGCCAATTCATCCCCATCATATAATATTAGTTATGTTTGGGATAAATTTTTAAGATATCCAGGTTTTTCAAGCGGTGACGGAAATTGGGTTGTTCCATTTAATTCCGTAATTAATCAATCGGCGACACCAATTACTGATAGTTTTGGATGTTCAATACCTCAATATTGTTTTAGAACTATTGAATTAAGCCCATCATCACAAGGATTTACGGCATCTGTACAATATCAAATTGCGATACTTTTACCGGTATTAGGTATTGGTAATTCAATATCTCAATATATTATATCTGTTAAGTCAAATGGGGAGTCTTTACAATCATGTAATTATGGTTTAAATAGTAATTACACTACAACATATATTACACCTCAATTTACAATAGGTTCAGGTAATTCAATTCCCGCAGGAAACTATGTTGCAGTATATTTTACAAATCCTGGAATAGTAATTCCAAATACATTACCATTAGTTAAAGCGTACATTAAAGGGTTTAGTAAAACTTAAATTTTTTAATAATTTAATTTTATATTAAGTATTTATATAAAAATACTTAAAAATATGCCTTTAGTACCATATACAATTTTTCCAACTACATCAAATCTTGCGTCAGGTCCTATTTTTCCGGTGTCTCTATCACCGGCTGACCCAATTAATAGTATACAAGGGTATACTTTTAATTTTTGGAATGTTGGTGGATACCAAGAAGTATCAAACCTTAGTGATTTATTATTAACACTACCTAGTGAACCGAATACATTTATAGTTGCAACTAATGGAACATACAATACTGTAAGTACAAATACAATTCCGATTCAGTTTAAATCCGCCCCAAGTGCGGGACTTACAAGAAGAGCTCAAGTAGTTCTAAATAGTGATTTCGTATCAAGTGGAAGAAGAAAACTTGGAATGTTGGTCTATGTTAGGGAAACAAATACTGTTTATCAATATATTATAGATGATTATGCTACCAAGTTTCAAAATGCTGTTGATGTTGGAAGTTCATCTTGGGATTTTGCTAGCAATACAATTTATAGTGCGACAACAGGAACCGCAGCGTCGGCAATACCTGGTAAAATATTAGTTTCAGGATGGACATCAAATAATATTGAAGGTGTTAATGGTGCAACTAGACAAGATGCGGTTTGGAAAGTTTTTAGAGGATATCATATTACTGGTGGTACATATAATGCTGCTAATTATACATTATCATTAAATTATATTGGTGGTGGTAATACTATAAGTGTGACAGGGTTTACTGCGATAACTGGTGGTACATACAACCCTCAAACATATACATTAACATTAAATGATAATAATGCAAACTCAGTAAACATTACAGGGTTTGGGGCTGGAACCAGCGGTACTGCCGGAACTAGCGGTAGTTCAGGTTCAAGTGGGTCTTCAGGTTCTTCAGGTGAAAATGGTACTTCAGGAAGTAGTGGTACATCTGGGTCTTCAGGAAGTAGTGGTACATCTGGGTCTTCAGGTAGTTCTGGGTCTAGCGGGTCTTCAGGTAGTTCTGGGTCTTCAGGTAGTTCTGGGTCTTCAGGTGAAACTGGGACTAGTGGTACAAGTGGAACATCAGGTACTTCAGGTTCGGCTGGTACATCTGGGACTAGTGGTTCTTCAGGTACATCAGGTTCGGCTGGGACTTCAGGTTCAGCTGGAACTTCAGGTTCTGCGGGAACTAGCGGTACAAATGGAACTTCTGGAACGTCAGGTTCAGCTGGAACGTCAGGAACTAATGGTACTTCAGGTGCAAATGGAACATCTGGTGAAAATGGGACATCAGGTTCATCTGGAGTTACACCACAATTTATTGGTACATCTACTAATAGTATTAATATTGGTACAACAAATATTGGCTCAACCCTATCACTAACCACGTCCGCAGGATTAGAATATGTTACTAATCAAAATATATTTATTTCAAACTCATTTGGTAATGTTATATATGGTATAGTACAAAGTTATATTGTTGGTACCGGAGCGTTATCAGTTGAAGTAACAGATAAAACTGGTAGCGGTTCATATTCTAGTTGGTTAACTAATTTAGACGGGGCTGCTGGTGGTGACGGTTCATCAGGAACTAGTGGTTCATCAGGAACATCAGGTTCTAGCGGTTCTTCAGGTAGTTCAGGTTCTAGCGGTTCTTCAGGTACATCAGGAACATCAGGCAGTTCAGGTTCTAGCGGTTCCGCGGGCACGTCAGGAACTAGCGGTTCTGCGGGTACAAGTGGTTCTGCGGGTACAAGTGGTACATCAGGAACATCAGGTTCTGCGGGAACTAGCGGTACAAATGGAACATCAGGAACCAGCGGTTCTGCAGGAACTAGCGGTACAAATGGAACATCAGGAACCAGCGGTTCTGCAGGAACTAGTGGAACTAGTGGAACGTCAGGTTCCGCTGGAACTAGTGGAACTAGCGGAACGTCAGGTACTTCAGGTTCTGCGGGAACTAGTGGGACTTCAGGTTTACAAGGAACTTCAGGAACTAGTGGTTCTGCTGGTACGTCAGGAACTAGTGGTTCTGCGGGTACGTCAGGAACATCTGGTACATCAGGTTCAGCAGGAACTAGTGGAACGACTGGTACTTCAGGTACTTCAGGTTCTGCTGGAACTAGTGGTACGTCAGGAACTTCAGGAACATCAGGTTCGGCTGGAACTTCAGGAACATCTGGTACATCAGGTTCAGCAGGAACTAGTGGAACGACTGGTACTTCAGGTACTTCAGGTTCGGCAGGGACTAGTGGAACAACTGGTACTTCAGGAACATCTGGTTCTGCAGGAACGACTGGTACATCAGGTACATCAGGTTCATCAGGTACATCAGGAACTAATGGAACATCAGGAACTAGCGGTTCTACTGGTACAAGTGGAACTTCAGGAACCTCAGGTTCATCAGGTAGAGATGGTACAAGTGGTACGTCAGGTTCTGCTGGAACTAGTGGTACTAGTGGAACTTCAGGAACATCAGGTTCCGCTGGAACTAGTGGTACAAGTGGAACATCTGGAACATCAGGTTCCGCTGGAACTAGTGGAACTTCAGGAACGTCAGGTTCGGCTGGAACTTCAGGAACTAGTGGTACCGCAGGTACTTCAGGTTCTGCGGGAACTAGTGGGACAAGTGGAACATCAGGAACTAGTGGCTCTGCTGGCACATCAGGAACTTCAGGAACGTCAGGTTCAGCGGGAACTTCAGGAACGTCAGGTTCTGCGGGAACTAGTGGGACAAGTGGAACTTCAGGAACTAGTGGTACAACCGGTACTTCAGGTTCAAGTGGTTCGTCAGGTTCATCTGGTTCAAGTGGTTCATCAGGTTCATCTGGCTCAAGTGGTTCATCAGGAACTAGTGGTACATCGGGAACAACCGGAACATCTGGTACAACCGGTACTTCAGGTACTTCAGGTACTTCAGGTAGTTCAGGTAGTTCAGGTACTTCAGGTAGTTCAGGTAGTTCAGGTTCAACCGGTACATCTGGTACAACTGGTACTTCTGGCACGAGTGGTACTTCAGGTACATCTGGTACAACCGGCACTTCTGGTACTTCAGGAAGCTCAGGAAGCTCAGGTACTTCAGGAAGTTCAGGAAGCTCAGGTACTTCAGGAAGTTCAGGGTCTAGCGGTAGAACACCTCAATATAGAGTTAACGTATCGGAAGAAATATCAATTAATACACTCCAACCTTTAGATATTTATTGTTTCGTTAATCCTGTAGGTATTAATTTAGATTACACTACAAATCAAAATATTGTAGTTTCAGCAAGTTATGGTAATGCAATATATGGTACAGTAATTGGGTATACTGCATCAACAGGTAATTTTTGTTTTGAAGTTACGGACACAGACGGTTCTGGAAGTTATAGTTCTTGGGTTATAAATTTAGATGGTGCCGCTGGTGGTGATGGCTCATCAGGTACATCAGGTACATCAGGCTCTGCGGGTACTTCAGGTGAAAATGGTACATCTGGAACATCTGGTACTAGTGGGACATCAGGTTCATCAGGAACTTCTGGAACCAACGGAACATCAGGTACATCCGGAACCAACGGAACATCAGGTTCATCAGGTTCATCCGGAACATCAGGTTCAGCAGGAACATCAGGTTCAGCAGGAACATCAGGTTCAGCAGGTACTTCTGGTACATCAGGTACTTCAGGTACATCAGGAACAAATGGGACTAGCGGAACTTCTGGCTCATCAGGTTCGTCTGGTACATCGGGTTCGTCTGGTTCGTCTGGTTCATCAGGTTCATCAGGTTCATCAGGTTCGGCTGGAACTTCAGGAACATCTGGAACTTCAGGAACTAGTGGTTCTGCGGGAACTAGTGGTACATCAGGAACATCAGGTTCTGCTGGTACAAGTGGAACGACTGGTACTTCAGGAACATCAGGTTCGGCTGGTACATCGGGTACATCAGGAACATCGGGTACTTCAGGTTCGGCTGGAACTTCAGGAACATCAGGAACATCAGGTTCGGCTGGAACTTCAGGAACATCGGGAACATCGGGTACTTCAGGTTCGGCTGGTACATCTGGAACATCAGGAACATCAGGAACTAGTGGTTCTGCCGGAACATCAGGTACTTCAGGTAGGGATGGGACAAGTGGGACATCTGGTTCTACGGGAACAAGTGGAAGTAGTGGTGAATCTGGCTCAAGTGGAAGTAGTGGAAATGGAACATCTGGTACTAATGGAACATCAGGAACTAGTGGTTCTGCTGGTACATCTGGAACATCAGGAACATCAGGAACTAGTGGTTCTGCAGGTACATCAGGAACATCTGGTACTTCAGGTACTTCAGGTTCGGCTGGTACATCTGGAACTTCAGGAACGTCAGGTTCTGCGGGAACATCAGGAACATCTGGTACTTCAGGAACGTCAGGTTCTGCGGGAACATCAGGAACATCTGGCACTTCAGGAACTAGCGGTTCTACGGGAACATCAGGGACATCAGGAACTAGTGGTTCTGCGGGAACATCAGGGACTAATGGTACTTCAGGTAGGGATGGTACAAGTGGAACATCTGGTACAAATGGTACGTCAGGAACTAGTGGAACTAGTGGAACATCTGGTACTAATGGTACAAGTGGGACATCTGGTACTAGCGGTACAAATGGTACAAGTGGAACATCTGGTTCATCAGGTGAAAATGGTACATCTGGAATTTCTGGAACATCGGGTACTTCAGGTTCGGCTGGAACATCAGGTACATCAGGTACATCAGGTTCAGCTGGAACATCAGGAGCGACACCTCAATTTATAGGTAGCTCAACTAATACATTTACAATTCAAAATTTACAATCAGGTGATACTATTAGTTTGACTACGTCAACTAATTTAGAATATACGACAAACCAAAACATATTTTTATCAAACTCATTTGGTAATGTAATATATGGAATGGTGTCAGGATATACTGGCTCAACTGGTGAATTAATTCTATATGTTACAGACACTTTAGGTTCTGGAACATATAATTCATGGTTGACAAATTTAGATGGAGCTGCGGGTGGTGACGGTTCTTCAGGTACTTCAGGATTACAAGGTACTAGTGGTACATCTGGCGAAAATGGAACTAGTGGTTCTTCGGGTGTTACAGGTACATCTGGAACTTCAGGTGAAAGTGGTACATCCGGTACTTCTGGTACTAATGGTACAACAGGAACATCAGGTACTAGTGGCACAAATGGTACGAGTGGGGAATCGGGTACTAGTGGTACAAATGGTACGAGTGGGGAATCGGGTACTAGTGGTACTTCTGGTAAATCCGGTACTAATGGTGAATCAGGTACTTCTGGTACTAGTGGTACTAATGGAACATCGGGAGCTAATGGTACTAGTGGTACTAATGGAACATCGGGAGCTAATGGAACTTCAGGTACAAATGGAACTAGTGGAACTTCTGGTACTAATGGAACTTCTGGTACTAATGGAACATCAGGAACTTCTGGTACTAATGGAACATCAGGAACTTCTGGTACTAATGGAACATCGGGTGCTAATGGAACTAGTGGCACTAGTGGAACTAATGGTACTAGTGGAACTAATGGAACTAGTGGAACTTCAGGTACAAATGGAACTAGTGGAACTTCAGGTACAAATGGAACTAGTGGAACTTCAGGTACAAATGGAACATCTGGTGAAAATGGAACAAGTGGTTCTTCAGGTATTACCGGAACATCTGGAACTTCAGGTACGTCAGGCACTTCAGGTACGAATGGTACATCAGGTGAAAATGGTACATCAGGTACATCAGGTGAAAATGGTACATCAGGTCAAACACCTCAATACGTTGGTAATAGTACTGATACTTTTGATTTAAATACAATAATAGTCGGACAACAAATAACATTATCAGGTTCTGGATTAATTGGTTTAGAATATACTACAAATCAATCAATTATTGCGTCTAATTCTTTTGGAAATGCTATACATGGGGTAGTTACAGGATATACTGCAAATACTGGTGTTTTAGTTGTTGAAGTTACACAAATTGATGGTTCAGGAACATACAACACTTGGGTTACTAATTTAGATGGAGCAGCAGGTGGAGATGGTTCTTCAGGAACTTCAGGTTTACAAGGTACTAGCGGTACATCTGGCGAAAACGGTACAAGTGGTTCATCGGGTAAAAGCGGGACAAGTGGTACATCTGGTACTACAGGTACTTCTGGTACTTCTGGTACTACAGGTACATCAGGTACTAATGGTACTTCAGGTGAAAATGGTACGTCAGGTACATCAGGAACAAATGGAACATCTGGTACGTCAGGTACATCAGGAACAAATGGAACATCTGGTACTACAGGTACATCAGGTACTAATGGTACATCTGGCACTAATGGTACTTCAGGTGCTAATGGAACATCAGGTACTTCCGGAACTAATGGTACATCTGGCACTACAGGTACTTCCGGAACTAATGGTACATCAGGTACTAATGGTACATCAGGTACTAATGGTACATCAGGTACTTCTGGCACTAGTGGTGAAAATGGTACTAGTGGTGAAAATGGTACTAGCGGTACGTCAGGTAATAGTGGTACATCAGGAACATCAGGCGAAAATGGCACATCAGGTTCCAGTGGAACATCAGGTTCAAGCGGTAGAACACCTCAATATTTAGGATTTACTGATTATGTATTTGATTTAGATACTTTATCTGTTGGTAGTAGTATTAACTTAGGTGGACCTCAAATGATTGGTTTAGAATATACTACTAACCAAAATATTTTAGTGTCTAATTCGTTTGGAACTGCAATACATGGTGTAACATCAAGTTATGATAGTGTGACTGGTGACCTTATACTTGTTGTCACTCAAATTGACGGTACAGGTACTTACAATTCTTGGTATACTAATTTGGATGGAGCCGCTGGCGGTGATGGTTCTTCAGGAACATCAGGCTCAGGTTCGTCATTCCCAATATTATCTGGTTCAAGTTTAAATGAACCATACGTACCATTAACGCAAAATCCAACATCATTGGCCTTTGTTGGTAATGGTGTTACTGCGACTACAATAGGCGATAATGTTGTTGTTGAAATTAATTCAGTTGGCGGAGGTTCTGGTTTCGCAGGTACTAGTGGTACTAGCGGTATTGATGGAACTAGTGGTATTTCAGGTACTAGTGGTATTTCAGGAACAAATGGTATTTCAGGAACAAATGGTATTTCAGGAACAAATGGTATTTCAGGAACATCCGGTACTAACGGTGCTTCAGGAACATCTGGTACAAATGGTGCATCAGGAACATCTGGTACTTCAGGTACTAGTGGTGCTAATGGAACGTCAGGGGTTAATGGAACATCGGGTTCTAGCGGAACAGGTGCGATATTCCCAATTTATAATGGACTAACATCATTGAGTGAAAATCCGACATCATTAACTTTTTCAGGTACCGGATATTACGCATTTAACCAACTAAATGCTGTTTATGTGGTGTTTACAGGAAGTACCGGAGGTGGTGGAGGTTCAGGAACATCAGGGGTTAATGGAACATCAGGTGTTAATGGAAATAATGGTACATCAGGTGTTAATGGTAATAATGGTACATCTGGTGTGAACGGCGCTAACGGAACATCTGGTGTTAATGGTAATAATGGTACATCAGGTGTTAACGGAGCGAATGGTACATCAGGTGTTAATGGTAATAACGGAACATCTGGTGTGAACGGAGCTGCAGGTGCTAACGGAACATCTGGTGTTAATGGTAATAATGGTACATCAGGTGTTAATGGTAATAATGGTACATCAGGTGTTAACGGAGCGAATGGTACATCAGGTGTTAACGGAGCGAATGGTACATCAGGTGTTAATGGTACTTCAGGAATTAGTCCTAACATTACAATTCAAGATGAAGGTATTACATTAACAACACAACCGTCTCTTTTAAATTTCTTAGGAGCTGGTGTTACAACAACTATAGGTAAAAACAATGATGTTAGTATCACAATTGACGGTGGAGGTGCTGGCGGTGGAGTTGAAGTACTTGGAACTGGATTATTATCAACTGTTAGAACAGGTGTTGGTAACAGTGCTTTAGGTAGTTATTCGGCATCTTTAGGTGGTGTAAATAATATTGCATATTGTGATTTCAGTGCGGTTGTTGGTGGTGTAGGTAACGTTGCTCAAGGTGGATATAGTAGTATTGTTGGTGGATTTAAAAATGTTACATATTCTGACTATACATTTATTGGTGGTGGGTGCAATCATTCAATTCTACTAAAATCTCCTTATTCAGTAATAGGTGGCGGATATTGTAACTTTATATCAGGACCTTACAGTAGTGTATTAGGTGGATTTAAAAACTTTGCCAATGGTAATTACGCAACGATATCCGCAGGTTATTGTAACATTACACAAGATACAAGCAACGCTTCTATTGTTAATGGTCAACGTAATACAATTACTGGGTCAACATATTCATCAGTTGGTAACGGATTCGCAAACTCAATATGTAAGTCAAATTTTGGAAATATAATTAATAGTAATGTTTCTAATGTTAGTTGTTCTGATTTTTCAACCATTTTAAATGGTGAAAAATTATTTATCTGTAGTAACGAACAACAGACACCAATATTTAAAAATTACTTTAACCAAATATTGAATGGTGCTGGAAGTGGGATTGTTAATAATAGTATTACATCATCACTTTATTACTCAACAATATTAAATGGTCCTGGTCAATTTATTGATTCGGCGTCATACTCATCAATATTGGGTGGTTATGGTAATACAGTATGTTCAAATTATTCCGCAACATTCGGAGTTGCTAATACGATAAACGCTGAAAATTCATACGCATTTGGTTGTGAATTAACAACTAGTTCACCACTTACAATGTATGTGAACAACATGTGTTCTTGTGGTGATGTGTATGTTGCTAACTTAGACACACCAGGAAAGGCGGTATGTGTTGAAGCTAATGGTAAATTAGTGATGTACGATGGTGGCGGTGGTGGTGGCGGTTCTGCAGTAATACAAGTTGGTACTGGTGTTGATTCGTCTGTTAGAATTAATCTTAACAATAATGCGTATGGTGATTGTTCATCTATAGTTGGAGGAGCGTGTAACCAAACTTACTCAAAATTTGGAGTTATGGGTGGGGGATGTTGTAATTACATTTATTCTTTTACAGATTATGCATCAATTACTGCTGGTGAATGTAACTATGTATGTGAAAGTTGTTATGGACACATAGGAAATGGATATCGTAATGGTATTGGTGGTTCATGTAATTCCGTTATTGGTAGTGGAGAAGGTAACAAAGTTTTAAATAGTCACTGTTCCGTAAATGTTGGTGGGTATTATAACTGTATACAAGATTCTTTCGCATCATTCATTGGTGGTGGTTCAAATAACCTGACTTGTTCAGAGTATGGAATGATAGGACCAATTAGAAATAATGTGATTGCGGGTGGAACAAGTAACTGTTTAATTAACACAAGATGTAGTTTAATCGGTGGAGGTGGTAGTAACAAAATATCCTGCAGTTGTGGCAGTTTGATTGTTGGTGGTACTGGTTCAAACATATGTTCAATATCTATAACGTCAACACAGACAATGAGCTTTAACACAATAGTTGGAGGTAGTTCAAACACAATGTGCGAAACTGACCGTTCATTTATTGGAGGTGGAAATGGAAATTTCATTAAAAATACCGCAGGTGCGGTTATAGTTGGGGGTAGAACTAATACGATAAGTAATACTAGTTATAGCGGAACTTATGGGTGTTCATGGAACTCAATTGTTGGTGGTCGGGAAAACACCATATGTAATTCTTGTTTTTCATTTGTTGGTTCTGGATGTGAAAATAAAATTTGTAGTAGTCAGTCCGCAGCTGGGTTATCTACAATATTGAATGGTTGTGGTAATCAAATTAAAAGTACTGGAAACAATGTCTTAATTGCTGCAGGATGGTACAATTGTACCACAGATTCGGTTACGAGAAGCTCAATATTGAATGGTTTATATAATACTATATCTGGTACGACCACTGATTCGGCAATAATAAGTGGGTCATATAGTAATATTAACGGAACTCAAATTCTTGTAGGTGGAAGTAATAATACAGTTTCTGGCGTTTCAAA